GAGATCAGATGAAAGATAAGGAGGTTGATTAGTGGCACAGAGAAGAATGTTCAGCAAGAAAGTAACTGATACCGACACGTTCCTAGACATGCCGTTGTCTACACAAGCACTGTATTTTCACTTGAATATGCACGCTGATGATGATGGATTTATTGACAATACTAAGACGATTCAACGAATGATTGGATCTAGTGATGATGATAGAAAGCTGTTAGTGGCAAAACAATTTATACTACCCTTTGAAAATGGAGTAGTAGTCATAAAAGATTGGCGAGTTCACAACTATATACGAAAAGATACCTACAATCAGACAATGTATCCTAATGAGTTAGAACAGCTACAAATCAACGATTCGGGACAATATGAACGACAAGATTTTGCAACGTATACAGAACGTCCACGAGCCGTTGACGAAACGTTGACACAGGTAAGGTTAGGTAAGGATAGGTTAGGTAAGGATAGGTTAGGTAAGGTTAGTAAAGATATATTGTCTGGTTCTGACGAACCCGACCACGTACCTTACAAAGAAATTGTTGATTATTTGAATGAAAAGACAGGTAAGAGATTCAAATCAGGAACAGATGCAACTAAACGAGTAATTAAAGCAAGGTTCAACGAGGGAAATAGTGTAGATGATTTTAAAGCTGTAATTGATGTTAAAAGCAAAGAGTGGCTCGGAGATACGAAAATGGCAAAGTATCTGCAACCAAGCACGTTGTTTGGAACAAAGTTTGAGGGTTATCTCAATCAATCAGCCACAGAATTGCCTAAAAAAGATTTATCAAAGATGACTAGAGAACAACAATTAATCGAGGTCATGGGAAAAGATGGCGTGAGGTTTTAAATGCAAAGTGTATCAGATGTAGCTAAAGAATGGATAAGAAGCAAAGGCGGAACATTGCTTAGCGATGAAGAATTGAATAATCGTCTGGCTGAAAAAGACCAACAAGCGAACGAAAAAGCATTAGCTGATTATCTAAAACTAAGGCGCAGAGTTTATCAGCGCGATAGTTTATGGCCATCTGGTAGGAAAGTAACATTTACCTTTGAACGTTGGCTACCTGAGCGACAACCTGACGTAGCCACAGCAACAGCCATTAAAAATCAGGCAACTGATTTGTTCAAACGATTAAGGCGTGAAGCTTTCAATGTGTTTTTACATGGTAGTGCTGGTGTTGGTAAAACAGCCATGACTTTAGCGATATTAGACGCCTTTGAAAGATTTACCAATAAAACAACAATGTTTGTTAGTGCAGTGAGTTTACGTGAAGCAGTGATGTTTGATTTTAATGATTATCGTGCGAGAGCAAAACTGGAACACATAGAAAAATCAATGTTAGAAGTCGATGTGTTAGTGATTGATGATTTTGGTTCAGAAGTCGGTATGGCTGGTTCAGTTCGTCAAGCAACGGAGCGTTTGCAACAGTTCTATATGAGAGTGGCTGATAGCCGCTATGAGGTGGACGAAAACGGTAGGTGGACTAAATGTACCATAATCACTTCAAACAACACACGGAGCGAATTAGGGGCTATGTACAACGACAAGTTAATTAGCCGATTAGTCACAAAAAAACCCGACAATGTCATTTTATTTGTCGGACTGGAGGATATAAGAGAATGAGACGTGTTAGTTTTCAAGCAGCAAGAGTTGAAAAAGGCAAGATTGTTGAACGAGACGATAAGATTTACAACAATTTTGATGAAATGGAATCACGATTGAAGTATCTAATTGCTAATAAAAATGGCGATTGGGGATTTGAAGAAATAAAAAACGCCTAACAGTTGGAGCTGTTAAAGCGTAGGTATATCTGGACTGATAACACCTCAAGAATATCAAGAAATGAGGAATAAGGCAAATGGCAAATGAAGTAACGGTGATTAATGAATGGGGTGAAGCATATACCCTAGACATGTTGCGCGACAAAAAGACGGTTGAAAAGATGTCAGCAGATGCGCTGCATGATCTGGCTTATGCGATTAAGTCTTTGAAAACACCGATGAAAAATGTTGAAGACGCTGTGAAAGCAAAGTTAGATGATGACGTGGAGATTAAAGACATCAGCTACACAGAAGCTACACGGAAATCACTAGCTGCCGATGACGAAAAGTTGAAAATGGCTTTTGTCAAAAAATATGGTTGGGGCGCTGTGCAAGTTAAAACACCAACGCAACTAGAAAAGCAATACGGCGAAGCTATCAAGGAAGACTTAGAAAAAGTTGTCATTTATGACACGCAGAAGAGGGTTAAATATGACTGATTTTAATAGTTTGTATGAGGCGCTGGCCGAAACACAAAATAACATTGAACAGCCGAAAAAAGATGCTAGCAACCCAATGTTCAAATCTAGCTACGTGACATTAGACGCGGTTATCAATGCAATCGTCAAAGCACGTAAGGCATCTGGAGCTAAGTTCTTTTTCACAAACGTTGTGCAAGATGGCATTATGTTCACGAGAATTATCGGTTATGGCGAGACATTGGACTTGTCGGGATCGAAAGTCGCAGACGACCTCGGAAACCGTGGGACGAACTCGGCACAAGCAGAGGGGTCGGCGCTAACGTATGCACGCCGTTATAGCTTGTCTATGGCGTTTGGTATTGCAAGTGATGTAGATGATGACGGAAACGGCGCAGGTAGCTCAAACCGAAAACCAGCACAACCGAAACTGATTTCAAAAGAAAAACTCGCGTTGTTGGAAAGAATGATCACGGAAACATCTGAATTCAGCGGTCAAGACATGATGGCATTCACACTGAAAGCAGCAAACGTTGTGGCCTTGAAGTTCGTGACAGAAGAAAATTACAAACCATTACTTGCAAAAGTGACGGAATGGCATCAGAAAGCAGAGGAGAAAACAAATGAACCAAGTTAATTTAATCGGTCGTTTATCAAAGGACATTGAAGTTAGATATACACAATCAGGAAAAGCAGTTGGAAGTGGTTCAATCGCAGTTAATCGCCGTTTTAAAAGCGCTAATGGTGAGCGCCAAGCCGACTTTATCAACTTTGTTATCTGGGACAAGGCGGCTGAAAATCTAGCTAACTTCACACACAAAGGCTCACAGGTTGGTCTAGGTGGCGAGTGGCAAACACGCAACTATGAAAACAATAGTGGACAAAAAGTATATGTCAATGAGTTGGTAGTTAGTAACTTTGATTTATTAGAGCCAAAAGCGTCAACGCAAACACAAAACAACTTAAATAATGTTGATCCATTCGCTGAACAAAACACAAAGCAAAAACCAAATAAGTTAGCCACACAAGGAAACTCGGAACTAGACATTTCAGATGATGACTTGCCGTTCTGATTGGTGAAGCCATGAAAGAGTTTCAGGCATATCCAACACAAAAAGCAGGTAACGAAATCTTATTCAGATTCAGAGACGAAGAATCAGCAAATCAGTTTTTATCCACGTTTCAATTATTTAAACAGACACTAGTCGAAATTCAAGTCAGAGATGATCGTGAGATAAGTGCGCAACAAAGAAAATTCATATATGCATTATTTAGAGATGTATCAAAATGGAACGGCGACGACCCAGAATACATCAAAAAGTGGTTTAAGTTTTCATACGAGTATTGGAAAGATTTGGACGAGTTCTCGTTACGAGATGTTGAAAAATCAGTGGCAGCAGGTTTAATTACATTCATGTTGGACTTTGTAGCAGAACATAATGTGCCATTGAGCTTTAAACCACTAGATGCATTAGAACCAGAAGATGTCGCACATTTTGAATATGCTTGTCTGATGAACAAGTGTTGTGTGATATGTGGTAAGAAGCCAAGCGACCTCCACCATTTAGATGGCTCACGAGTCGGTATGGGTAGTGATAGACGTGATGTGAATCATCTAGGACGAAAAGCTGTTCAGTTGTGTAGGGAGCACCACCAAATGTTCCACACTGACGAAAATAAGTTCATGAGTAAGTTTCACTTAAACGGTATTCAAATAAACGAAGAAATAGCTAAAAAACACAATTTAATTTGAGGTGAAAAATGATTAAAGAAGTTTGGAAACCAATCAAGGGTTATGAAGGTAGATATGAGGTTAGTAACATTG